ACTATTATGTGTAGATATAAAGTAAAAGTAGTCAAGGTCGTGGACGGAGATACTGTAGATGTAGATATCGATTTAGGTTTCGGTATGACATACAAAAAACAAAGAGTAAGAATGTTAGGTATTGATACACCTGAGAGCCGAACAAGAGACTTAGTAGAAAAGAAATTTGGTAAAGCATCAAAGGCACATCTAAAAGGTATTCTAGAAAGTGGTAGTATTGAATTAGTATCACATGATAAAGGTAAGTTTGGAAGAATACTAGGTGAATTATTTTTAGGTGATTCATCATATTCAATCAATCGACAAATGATTGATGAACATCATGCAGTTGCATACACAGGTGGAAACAAAGATGATGTTGATGCACAACACATGGCGAACAGAGAGATTCTTATTGAACAAGGTGTAGTAGTCTTAGAGACACAACAAGAGTTAGAAGTATGACCATACACTTAATGGACTTATTCTACATTGGAATGATAACTATCATTTTTGGTTATATCATTCATCTAGAAACACAAATGAAAGTTATACTAGAGATGTTGAAGGCCAGATGGGAGTATGAGAAGTGCGATGTTGAATACAAAACAGAATTAGAAAAGTCACTAGACAAACTAGAAAACAAATAGTATACTGATATACAGTATATGAAAAATTATATATTATGGAGAAGTGAAATATGTCATTTATTAAAGACTTAGTAAAAGCTTCAGGTAACGAATACGCAGGTATCGTTTCTGAGGGCGTAGCAGCAGGAGATGTAGACTCATTTATAGATAGTGGTTCTTATGTCTTCAATGCATTATTGAGTGGGTCACTGTATGGTGGTCTGCCAAAAAACAAAATCACTGCAATCGCAGGTGAATCAGCAACAGGTAAAACTTTCTTTGCATTGGGAATGTGTAAACAATTCTTAGAAGATAATCCTGAAGCTGCCGTAATTTATTTCGAATCAGAATCAGCAATCACAAAAGAAATGATTGAAGAGAGAGGAATAGATTCAAACAGAGTTGTTATTGTGCCTGTAATAACAGTTCAACAATTCAGAAATCAGGCAATCAATATTCTCGATAGATATTTAGAAACACCAGAAGATGACAGACCACCAATGATGTTCTGTTTAGATTCACTTGGTATGTTATCTACAACAAAAGAAATCGAAGATACTGCTGAAGGAAAAGAAACTAAAGACATGACTCGTGCCCAAATTACAAAGGGTGCATTTAGAGTGTTGACTCTTAAACTTGGTCGTGCAAAAGTTCCTATGATAGTGACCAATCATACATATGATGTAATTGGTTCTATGTTCCCACAAAAAGAAATGGGTGGTGGTTCAGGTTTGAAGTATGCCGCCTCTTCAATAATCTATCTTTCAAAAAGAAAAGAAAAAGAGGGTAGTGAAATCGTAGGAAATATTATACACTGTAAGAACGCTAAGAGTAGATTGACAGTTGAGAACAGAATGGTCGATGTCAGATTGACATATGATAAAGGTCTCGACAGATATTATGGTCTCTTAGACTTGGCTCTTGCAAGTGGAGTTTTTGAAAAATCTTCAACTAGAGTTAAATTACCAAATGGCAAAACAGAGTTTGGTAAAACAATTAACAATAATCCAGAGAAATACTTCACCGAAGAAGTAATGGAAAGATTAGAAACAGTATGCAATCAGTATTTTAAATATGGAAACAACGAGAATAGAACAGACGATAATCAAGAATCTGATACAGAGTGAACAGTTTACACGGAAAGTAATTCCTTTTCTTAAATCTGAATACTTTGCTGACTCATCAGAGCAATTACTATACAAAGAGATTACACATTATTTCGACAAGTATAGTAAGTCTCCAACTCTTGAAGCACTTCTCATTAATCTTGAAAACATAACTGGTCAACCAGAACAAGTTGTCAAGAATAGTAAAGAGTTATTAAAGACACTGCCAAAAGATGAAACACCTTTAGATTGGTTAACAGACGAAACAGAACAGTGGTGCAAAGATAGAGCAATCTATATTGCAGTCATGGATTCTATTGAAGTCTTAGACAAAAAATCTCAAAGGTCAACAGGCGAAATACCAGAATTACTAAAAGATGCACTTTCCGTGTCCTTTGATTCTAACATTGGTCATGACCAGATTGAAGATGCAGAGAAAAGATATGACTTCTATACAACAGAAGAAGAGAAACTGCCATTCGATTTAGAATACTTCAACAAGATTACAAAAGGTGGTCTGCCTAACAAGACTCTAAACATTTGTCTTGCAGGCACAGGTGTTGGTAAGTCATTGTTCATGTGTCATATGGCATCTAGTGCCTTGATGCAGAACAAGAATGTATTATACATCACACTTGAAATGTCAGAAGAAAGAATCGCAGAGAGAATAGATGCCAATGTTCTGAATATACCAATGAAAGAACTTCCAGATATGTCTAAGAAAGACTATGGCAAAAAGATTGGCAGACTCAAAAACAAAACAAAAGGCAAACTAATTATCAAAGAATATCCAACTGCATCTGCTCATGTTGGTCACTTTAGACATGTCTTACAAGAACTATCAATCAAGAAAGATTTTCAACCAGATATTATCTTTGTTGATTACTTAAACATTTGTGCATCACAAAGAATCAGACCAGGCGCTGGTGCAAACTCTTACACATTAGTAAAGAGTATTGCAGAAGAACTTCGTGGTCTTGCAGTCGAACATGACTTGCCTATTGTGAGTGCAACACAAACGACCAGAAGTGGCTATGGTTCCACAGATATTGGACTCGAAGACACTTCTGAATCTTTTGGTTTACCTGCAACTGCTGACTTGATGTTCGCACTGATTACATCAGAAGAACTTGAAGACTTAGACCAGTTAGTAGTTAAACAATTGAAGAACAGATACAATGACCCAACCATATTCAAAAGGTTTGTTATTGGTATCGATAGAAGTAGAATGAAACTGTATGATGTCGAACAAGAGGCACAAGAAGAATTGATTGAGGGTGATACTTTGATTGATGATGATATACCTGTAGCAGACAGAGGCAGAGATAAGTTTCAAGGTTGGAAATAATGGAACCATTTGTTCAGAAACAATTCGATGAGTATCAGGCAAACAGAACTGATAAAGAAATTGTATCTGAAAAAACTTTGAGAGATGCAATCATAAAAGATTTATCATTCGTTTCTAAAATGGGTGTAGCAGAATACACCTTGTATCAGAAGTATCAAGAGATACATTTAAAATATCCATCACAAACAGTTCAGACTTTATATGGTGAAGAAACAAACTTTGTCAATGAAGACCATTTGAAACTAATTACAGAAACTAAAAACAATATATGGTTTCCTAATTCATATGAAGACTTTGAAAAACTAGAACCAGAGTTGATATATACAGACTCAGAAAAAGATAGGCAGTCTGCTGGTTCTCTTACAGAGAAATGGAATTGTCTTAGAACAATGACTCACTCACAAAAGAACTCATCTAACATTGGTAGAAATCTACATTACATAGTCAGAGATAAAGTCACAGGTAAGTATCTAGGTGTCATATGTATTACAGGTGACTTTATCGATTTAACACCAAGAGATAATTACATTGGTTGGGACAGAGAATACAAAACGAATAGTGGTAAACTAAACAACAGTGCAATTGGTTCAAGTATCTTACCAACACAACCACTTGGTTTCAATTACACAGGTGGTAAACTCATGGCACTATTATGTTGTGCAGATGAGATACAGAAACAATGGGAAGAAAACTATGGTGATAAGTTAGTTGGTATGACTACAACATCACTCTATGGTAAATCTAAAACAGGTGGTCTATCACAATACGATAGACTCAAACACTGGAAGAAAATGGGATATAGTCAAGGGTCATTATCATTTGAAATGACAAAGAACACTGAGAGAGCAATGCTTGATTATGCAGAACACCATTTCAATGAGAGATACTTTTTATTATATGTTGCAAAGAGAGAGAATGGTCAGACTCTAAAGAGAGACCATAGAAATCGTATGAGACAATTTATGTATTCACAATTGAAGATACCAAAAGAGTTGCAGAAGAGTGACCATCAAAGAGGTATCTACTATTCTACATTCTATAATAACTCTAGAGAGTTTTTAAGAGGTGAGATAGATGAGAGTAAACTAGTAAAATCATTTGATGGTTCAGTAGAGGCACTCACTCAATTGTGGAAAGAAAAGTATGCCGCCAAGAGAATAAATAATCTCATGAACGCAGAAAGACAGAATTTAACTGAGACACTTTTCTATGATGACATAATAGGTATGACATGGGAAGAGTGTAAACAAAAGTATTTAGGAGATGTTGGAAGATGATTTCAAGTAGACAAAAGGTCACTCTATCTAGAGATGACTACAGAGATTTTACTCAAAAGGTTGCACAATTAGAAGAGGCAAACTATGAGTTCGTGCATGTTGTGACCCACAACAAAGAAGAAGATACATTTACAATCGAAGTTCATGGCGAACATGACTACGAAGAATTAGATAGAATATGCGATTAACAGTAAGAAAAATGCAACCACAAGACTACAGTGATTGTTGGAATGTTCAGCACTCTAATCACACTGAACCAGAGTCTAAACTATTCAACTTAGAAACATGGAAGTTTATATGTAAAAACTTATCAGATTCTTTTGTAGTTTGTGATGGCAATCTTGTAGTAGGATATTGGATGGCAACTCTAAAGGTCAATCCTCATGAAGAAGAACCAGATGTCTGGTGTCTTGCAATAGATGTATGCACACATGTAGATTACAGAGAACAAGGTGTAATGGACTTAATTATGCCTGTCGCAACTTCATATCACCCAAGAATATACGCCTTTACTCAAAAGGGTAATACTGCCGCTGAAGGCATTATGACCAAATGGGGTTTCAATAAAGGCGAATACTATCCTGATACCAATAATCATTATTGGTCATTCGAACAAGAGGGGCTGTAGCTCAGTAGGGAGAGCATCTGCTTTGCAAGCAGAGGGTCGCTGGTTCGATTCCAGTCAGCTCCACCACCTCTAAGGGTTGACAGCGACCCTGCTTTTTTTATATACTCCATAGTATGAAAGAACAAATAAAAAAAGGAGACACTATGAATTTTCAATATGTAATACACACCCAAAACCTTGAAGAGTATGGAGAGAACT